TTACTCTCCGGATGGCTGGATGTTCGTCTCAAGCCTCGCTTCCGAACCCACAATTCGGAGCCAAGTGGCCTCCTCGAATTGCTCTGCAGGCGGAAACGTTCGAGGGTCGTTCTTGTTGTGCACGAGCACTACCCTTGCGTCATCGTCTGCAAACGGCACGACGAAATAGACCATCTCAAACGGATGCTCTGTATCTGCGAACCGCTTTGCGAGAGCCCATAGAGCGGAATCTGCCGGGCTGTACTGTTCGTGCGTTGTGTAAATCAGGAGATCGATGGGAACCTCATGGCGCAGGCCGTACTTCGCAATTTTCCTTTTGACGCCCGCAAACACCTGGTCCGCATACTTGCCCGCCACAAACCATCTGTGGCCTGATTGGAACGGGACCTTTTCTTCGGGCAGTACAGCTTCCATGAGCTCCAAGTGTGCCTTCCCACCCGGATACTCCACCAAGAAATCCAGCTCCTCCGTTCCACCGTCGATCACTCTCGACACGACAATTTTTCTCTCGGCCAGGAACCGCAGAAAGTAGTCGAGAATCTTCCGTTCGATGGCCTTTTGATCCGTCGGCCACCGTATCGTCAGATGGTCGAAGCGTGGACCGCTGGGCGTCGCTGTCACCCGAACAGGCCCTGTCACCCCAGTTGGTTTGCGCGCCATCAATGCCTCCGCCTGTTACGTTGAATGCGCCGATCGTACCCGATCCAAGCGATGTAGGCGCCATGTCTCAAATGTCGCCTGTTGACCGGGAATGGCAGGAAATGAATACTGTATAAAAACCCAGTATTCTCACCATGAAAGTGCACGTTACGCCTCTCAAAATCAAGGGCGTGCTCAAGCAAAAGTGGGCCCGTGCCATGGGCAACGCGCGCGGCATTCTCCATGTCTGCGACAAGCGCGACACCATTAATCACCGCACCACGCGCGTAGCAGAACTCGCCCAGGTCGAAGACATATCCGGCAGCCAATGGCTTCTGTTCGATGCCCAGTTGGTTTGGGCCAAGGACACAATGTTCCTGCTCTCAGGCTACGAGCGCCGTATCGAGGGAGTCGATACAGCCACGGACTACGCGCAGTCGTGGCTCGTGCGCGTCCCCGGGCCCAGTGAGTACGGCGCTGCCGCGATGGATTCGGACGCCTCCGCGCCTACCGACGAGCAGATCGAGCAGGCGCTGGCCGAGGCCGGCGTATGATCAGCGGGGTCCAGTCGCTCTGTGAGAACCCATGTGCTACTCAGCCCGCATCGAGGCCGACTATCGACGTTTCGTGAAGGAGTACGGCGCGATCATGTCGCTAGACGACTTCACGCGCATGATCATGGAGTACTTCGCAGACCCGAAGCGCATCAGGCTGCCGAAAGCGATGACCGCGCCGTTCTTGGAAGCGCCCGTAACGGACGAGGAGAAGAAGATCGCCGAGGTGCTTCGCGAGCGGATGAAGGCTGACGAGATCGAGCTGCTGCAGGAGCTTGCCAAGCAGCGGGAGCGGCTAGAGAAGGCGCAGCAGTCTCTGGCAGTGAAGTCAACCAAGAAGGCAGCCGACGACGAGCGCATCGCCACGAACAAGATCGCAGCGATTGCCGGAAAACTCGATGACCTGCGGACCACCGACATCAAGCCGCGCGACGCGCGCATCTTTCCCGGATGGTATGCGCCAGTGATGGTGTGGGAAAACGGCCGCCGCACGGTCAAGCCCATGCGCTATCAGTGCCGGCCGGCCGGGAAGCCGGCGTTCTACGACACGAAGTACCCAGGTACGTACAACGCCCGGATGGACAACCTGCGGGGATTCTGGAAGGGGCAATACGGCCACACGCACGGCGTGGTGCTGGTGGATGCGTTCTATGAGAATGTGACCGGCCCGGAGGGAAAGAACCTTGTGCTGGAATTCCGGCCCGATCCCCCGCAGACGATGCTCGTGGCGTGCCTGTGGTCGCATTGGCGCGGAACAATGCCCGGCGAGAAGGATCTTCTGTCGTTCGCGATCATCACCACTGACCCGCCGCCGGAAATTTCTGAGGCCGGGCACGACCGCTGCCCTGTCCCAATCAAGCCGGAAGACCTCGACACATGGCTCAAGCCTGACCCGCAGAACCTCGACGCCATGGACGAGGTTCTACGGAACAACGGGATGCCTCATTTCCGGCACAACTCTGCGCCGTGACGGACCCGGTACGGGATCGCCATCATCTTGGAGCGCCGTCGCTCAGGGCGTCGTAGCTGCGCTCGCAGGCAAGGCCAGCGGCTTTAAGGCTGTCGGCATATTCGCCAAGCTGTCCTGCAGCGCCGTCAGTCCGGCGGAGCACGTCGACGAGCACATCGAGGGGGTCTCCACCAGGCTGGCCCGCGCTTGCGCCGGCAGCGGCGGAATCGCCGGCGGCGCGACTGGCGGCAACGAGCTGGGAAACTCGCTCGCGCAACCTGTCAGCAGCATCCCCTGCAGCCCGAGCATCAGCACGCGCGACAGCAACTTGTTGTGTGGCTTCATCTGCAATCTCCGAAATTTCCTTCGTACGGCGCTGCTCTTCGATGCGCGCCTCGTCTGCGGCCTTGACCTGCACGCGCGCCGCATCCAGCGCCGCCCTGGTGCGCTCAGCTGCGAACGCCCTGACATCGACGCTGTGCTGCTGCATTCGCCCCGCCCCGTAGGAGAGGCCCAATGCCAGCAGCACGGCCAGCCACACGCGAGGATCGAGAAACGTCATGTCGCACTCCTTTTCTTGAGCCAGCAGCGCAACTCGAGCCGCCAGAACCCCCACAGCGCGCCAATCGCGACCGCCACATTCAGCGCAACCTCGGGAACGCTATGGCACGCCCCAGGGATAACCATGTTGCCCAGCGCAGCGGCGTTGACCAGCGCTAACACCACTGCGCCGCCCGTCCGCGTCGGCACCTTGTGAGTGAGGACCGCCCAGAGCGCCCCCACGAAAATGATGGCGTTGGCCACCACGTTGATGGATGCGAGCATGCTCACTCCTTCGCGCCAATGACACGCCGACGCAGGTCGTTGAGAAATTCCGGGATCTGCTGCATGGCGTTGTTGACGATGGCCAGCCCGAAAACGGCGGCTGACGCCACTGCAAGCATGTGCGTGTACGAGCCCGGCACCAGGGCGAAGCGCTCCACGGCGGCGCCGCCGGCTAGGCAGCCGATGCCCAGGCTGCTCAGAAACGACAGCACGCGCTGCCACCAGGTGCCGGGCAGAAACCGTAGCGCGATCACCGCACCCAATCCCGCCGCACCACCCACCTTTGCGGCCACAACGAGTTCCTGATCTGTCATTTACGCCGCCCCCTCTTGTCCGCCGCACAGCAGGTAATGCGCGCGCAGCTCTTCAAATTTCTGCTCGTGTTGGCCGTAGCCCGCCCCCGGCAGGCTCGCCCAGATATTTCGGCACTTCGCGACCGCGTCGGCCAGGCGGCCGGCCTTGATGTCGGCCAGCGCACCGCGCTCGCGGATTTGCTGGACGGCGATGGCGTCCTGCGCTGCGGGCCCAAAATCGGCCAGGCCGAGCTGGCGCTTGTAGACGTCGTAGTACCTGGCCAGCAGCTGGTAGCGTCCCGCCGCCGTTGACTTGATGCCCAGTCGAGGCAGGTCGACCAGGACGCGCGGATGGTCGGCATAGCTGGAGAACAGCGCGCCGCCCACCAGCACGTCGTAACCGTGATCGCGCGTAGGCTGGCGGCTGTTGTCTGTTCCCTCGCTGAAGCCAAGCATGTCGAGATAGGCGGCCAAGTTCTGGCTTCCGAGCGCCGCGGCGTCGGTGTATGGCATATGAACCCCCGGAAATAAAAAACCGCCCGTAGGCGGTTGGTTTGATCTTCTTGACAGTCACCCTAGGGGTGATATTCTTCGTTCGACTGGGCTACGCATTCCGCTGTGCCCGACACTCCGAAAGGAACCCATCATGAAACGCACCTTTCGCGCGTTTGCGCGAGTTCTTGGAATCGCCATCCATGCGCTACCAGCCCCCGCCGCGGGACGAGCTTCGGCGTCTCAAGGAGACGCTCAAGTACACCAACGGGCAAATGGCCGAGCTCTTCGGCATTGCCACCGGCCGGCAATTTCACAAGTACCTGTCCGACGAGGACAAGCGCGAGATGGGCTTTCACGTGCTCATGTTCGGCATGCTCAACCTGGCGCTCACACAGGGGCCAGTCAAGGACATCAAGCAGTTGCTCGACATGGCGCGGTCACTCGGCGCCGTTATCGAGCCGGAGCCGGATGGCGAACTGCAGCAATAGCGATGTCGCTCGGATGTGCCGCTGCAGCACATGCCGACCCGCTGTTCCAGTTTGAAGCCGGCCTCGGTGCCACCTCGGCAACCAAGCTCGGCGATGGGATGTACTACTCGCAAGGCTTTTCACACGACACGCCGAACGGCAGCTACGGCGCGCGCATCGGTGTCGTGATGAACGCCATCAACGCCCAGCGGCACTCCTTTGTGCCCGGGCTGCGCCTGCATCTGGACTACTACAACTTTGGCAAGCTGAGCTGGTCGAGCGTCAACCCGCAGGACGCCGAAGATTTCTCGGCAGTCGGCCTGCGCGGCGGCTATGACGTCCATGCGCACACCTGCGTCGACGATAACTGCGGTGATTTCCGGCGCTTCGAGTCTACCGGTGGCATCCAGGCGGTTGCCCTCACGCTCGAGCCATTCTGGGAAATCGGCGGTGGCTGGCAGTTCGGCCTGGAGGTCGGCCCGGCGCTCTATCGCAGCACGTGGACATCTGTTGCCACATCGATGCAGGACAGTCATCGATTCGGGCCGGCCGGCACGCAAGAGGTGCTGACCCACCAGCCGCATTTCCAACTCGGCGTCCTAGGGGGTGTCTCCGTCTCCAAGGGGCCGTTTTCCGTGCGGCTGAATTACCTCAATGCCCCCGTTGGCAGCAGCACTGACAAGGACGTGCCGGCGGGGATCAAAGGCGAATGGATGCTGTCGCTGAACTACAGGTTCTGACGATGCGATAATCGCCGCTCTCTTCAGAGGTTTACCTGCGTGAAACCATTCGAACCCCAAAGAATGCAGATTGATGACGCCGATTTTCAGCTCACGAAGGCTATCTCAAAAGGACTGCTGATTGTCGGCGCCGTCGCTGCGGTTACAACCCTCTTTGCAATCGTCTGGTCATATTTCCCGATTTTCCATGGCGACTATGAGCAGATTTTCCGCAGGGCAACCCAGCTAAAACACCACGAGATTAGCGCCTACGATTTCGTCTTTCGACGGCAGATTGATCACCCGCACTTTCTCGTTTTCGCGCTGGCCTATGTAGACACCTTTGCACTAGGCGGTTATGGCTATCTGCTCTACGGTGCTATGGCCGCATTTTCTGCAGTCGCTCTGCTGGTTCTCGTCACGAGCGCCCGCTCAAGCGTGCCGGACTCGCATGCACAGAGCGCGTTGATTGGCGTTGGCATATTTCTTTTGTTTGGTCCTCAGAACGTCGGCGTACTGTCACTGCCGTTCCAAGTAACGCTAATCGGGACCGCCTCACTCGTTTTTGCCGGCAGCTATCTGCTGACCTCATCCGGCTCACTTCCCCGAACGATCGCCGCAACGGTTGCGCTCGGCGTTGGGGTGATTAGCCATGGAGCAGGAGTGTTGTCGTTGCCTATCCTGGCTGCTTATGGCCTGTTCAAGCGACAACCACGATACCTGATCGTGGCCGCAATTCTTGCCGGCGAGTTCGCCCTGTATTCGGCCAGCTACCCTGCCACACCTCAGATCGGCATGGGAGCACTTTTTCTCAAAGCCGTGCACGCGCCCTTGGATTGGATCGCGATCCCTCTCTATATTGCATACCTTCTGGGGCACGGGATCACCCAGGCTCATCTGGGGCCGGTAACTGACGTTCTGGTTGGCACGGTGGGTCTCGTCATGTTTGCAGCCATTCTGTTGCGAACGACCCGAAAACCCAAGGCCGGCGATCATTGGCTGCTGATGGCAACGTTCGGCTTGGTCGCTTGCGCAATAAGCGTGACTCTAAATATTGCCTATTCAGACCTGAGGCACCCAACGTCTGGCCTGTCCTACTACTTCGCAGACCGCTATCTACCTTGGATAGCGTTCTTCTGGTTGGGGACATTGTGCAGCGTTGTAACCAACTGGCCAACGCAGAAGAACGTCGCGATTATCGCCAGCGCGCTCATTGCGATGGCGCTCTTGGTTGGCTCATTTTCCACACTGCAAAGGCTTTCCGTGAATCGTGAAGCGCGTGAGGACCTCATCCTCAACTTTGGATGCCAGACAAAGCTCTCCGCTTGCACGATCTCTCATGCAGTAGGCCTGCCCCCTCTGCACGCAAGACAGTGGAGCTCCGATGTATTTGATTGGCAACGCCAAGTTGGTGCCTTCCATATCAAATCACCCGCTGCTTGCTCAGGGGGCGCGACATGGCCGGCTAAGCGGCACTCGTCGGACGAAAAAACCATCACGTTGCAGGCCGTGGACTTCAGTGATGCGAACTGGGAACGGGGAATTCTGCGTGCACGTGCTGGTTTCTTCGTCCAAGACCCGACCGGCGTTTCGGAGCTTCACGAATGCGACACCGTTAAGTTTGCCGATGGAACCACCAGAGAAATTACCGCGATCGACGGGCGCAACGTGTATCTAGATGGCGAAGCACTTGATCCCAAAACAACCGGGTTCCCAGCAAGAATTGAAGTGACCGCCTTCGCCCCACTAGACCCTTAATCGGGTCTGGGTAGCGCCTGACGAAATTCAACGCTCTGCGAATTGTAGTATTGCAACCACCTCGGATCGGACGTATCGATTTCCTCTTGCCTTTCCCAGGTCATATCGTCCTGCCGGCAGGTGAAGTACGCGTCGATGGTTTCGCGGCCCGAGTCTGCGAAGTTCACAAGTATCTTCATGATCAGAAGTCGTAGCTGTTGCAGTAAAGGGAAAGGCCGATGCCGCTGGTACCGTTCAGGGTGTAATAAATGGTTTGCTGCGTAGGCAACAGCAAATCGAAATACCCAGCCAACACAAGACCAGTAAGGCTAATTTCACACGCACCGGCTCCATTCGACCCAGAGGCAAGTACCACCCCTTGTGCGCCGGACGTTGTGCTCGACCCAACCTGGGCCTTACCAGTCATCCGGACTGCATTTTTGGGGACGGCCCCGGCAATTGACAAAGCAGTGAATACCGCTTGGGTTGTGTTTGTATTGAGCAAAGTAGCCAAGGGAAACGCGATTCGACGATCACGCTGGTTGGCGACGATGAATTGCCCGCTGCCATTTGTCGGCCACACCGAGACGAGCGCCGACGCCGTGTAGCCAGATGGCATATTGGCCCCTGCGTAGACTTCAGGCGCAGCCGTTGAAGTCGCGTTGGTGCCAAGCAGCTTCTTGACTTTGGTTGTCGGGTTATAGATGCGGTAGACGGCCAGGAATCCGCTATTCGGCGCAGTACCGATGTCCATGCCGCCCGCACCGACGGTCCCTGTGTTGAGGGTGTCAGACCAATTCGCGTCAAGGTAAGCGAGGCCACCAAGCGCGCTCTTCATCACGGTCTCAACGCCGTTGATCGTCAGCGATGTACCGGCCGCAGCCATCTGCGCCGTCAAGCCTCGTGACCCCACCACGCCGGCCGACAACTGCCGGACAGCCGTCAGCAGTTGGGCCATCGACGAGCCGTCGACTGTTAGGCCGGCCGCTTCGATAACGCCGCAGATCTCCTCTTGGACGTTGTCGAAAAACACCGCCTCCAGATCGGTTGCCGGAATACCCGTCACGGCATTGCCATCGGTGAAGCCGGGCTTTCCCGCGCCCCACTTGTCGACGACTTTGGTTGCTGTCGAAATTCGACGCATCAGCTTGCTCCGTAGGAAATGTACAAAATGGTTTGTGCCGGCTTGTACTGCGCCAGCAAGCACTGCAGGCCAGGGTCGCCCCAGCTCGCCAGTGGTTCGTTACAGCGGCTGTTCGCCTTCATTACGCGCACGTTGGCGGCCACGGGCACGTTGACGCGCCAGGCGTAGCGCCACCCGCCCTGATTGAGCGCGGCATTGCATTTGCTGTTCGCTCGGAACGGCCGAAACTCCGCGATCGCGCAGCCGGGATAGCCAAGCGTTTCCAGCAACCCGATGAAGAAGGCCCGCGACTGACCGCCCGTCCACGACACCTTCTGCGCCAGGCGCGCACGCCGATCCGCAATCGATACCGGCGCCGTCAGGCAAGGGTCGGGCAGCCCAAACGCCCGCTCCCAATCGTCGAGCAGCAGCGTCGTGGTGCGTGGGTCAGCCTCTTCCGGAATCTGGTCCACGTCGTTGTGCACGCTCAGATAGCTTTTGGCCAACGCCTCGAGCACGCGCACGGCCAGATCACCGTCCTCCTGAGGCCATGCAGGCCCCTGCGGCAACAGCCGCACCAGCTGCTGCCGGTAGTGGGCGACTGTCACATCCATGTGATGCTCCCGAACGTTGCGAGGTAACCGACGCCCGGCGACACGTTGGTCGTGGGCGACACCAACACGTGATCGGTTTCGCCGGCCGCGATACTGATCGCCTCATTGATATGCGACAGCAGCAGCGTCCCGCTCGGAATGGCCTCGCGCAGATGCAGGTCGCGCAGTTCGGCCTCCACTGCCGCGCGCACCGCCGTTGTGTTGGGGGTGAGCTGGATCTGGTAGTTGACTGGCGAGGCGACCGGCGCCACCACTGTCAAGGAGACGGTCACAGGCCGCGCAGCATCGATATGCGCCTGCACCAGAGCGACAGCTGCCGCATCGGGGATGATTGACGCATCGCCGTCGCGAACGAAGCGCACCACCACCGTATTGGCACCCTGCTCGAGCGGGTACACCCAGGCGCGCGTCACGCCCGCCACCTCGAGGGCCCACTGCACATAGTCGGCCGCTGCGCCGCCATTCGGCGGCTGCCGCAATCGCGCCAGCAAGCGGGCCTTTAGGTCGGCATCCTTCTCGATGTCCGTGCCGTTCGTCAGCCCGCCCACGCTCACCGTCGCGGCGGCCATCACACCGGGAACAGGCGTGATGATGCTCAGGCTTTGGCCGCCGGCGGCGTTGGTGACTGCACCTGCGGTAGTCGCCTGTACCTGCACCGTGGCCGTCGTTCCAGAGATGGCCGAATCGGTGGTCGACTGGTATTGCACGCCGTCCGACCGGATGAACAGTGTGCCCGCCGGCACCGGAGCCAAATCGGTGCCGGTCACCGTAACCGCCCCCGCTGCCGGTGTCGCTGCCTTGCGTCCGCCCTTGAGCCAGAGCGAGGCGTGCCGGTCGAGAAATTCATCCTCTGCCGTGTCGGGCAGGATCTGCTTGCTGAGCCACTCGATGTAGCCATACAAGCCGTCCGCAGCACCCGCCGTCATGACACCCAGCGCATTCAGGATCGAGAAGCGCAGGCGCGCGTCGGCACCCGGAATGCTCTCAATCGCCGCGTACGCGTCGTCGCGCAAGTCCTGCAGTTCGGGTCTTGGATATGACATGTCAGCTCGTGATGTTGGAAAGGTTCTGCCACGCGAAGTCAAACTGGAACGCCACGGAGTCGACGCCCGGCCGCGTGAACGTGCAGCGCAGCCCCAGCATCCCAGGGCGCACGATCTCGCTCGCAACGTCGACCGCCGAACAGACGCCGTCGCTGACAAGCCAGGCCAAGGCCTCTTCGGCGTACTCCTTGGCGAGGCGCACGACCTCGGCTGTTTGCTTCTCGCGTGATAGCAGCCACAGGCGCGAGCCGATCGGCTT